GAGCCACATTTAGAATTTTATTCGTTTGCTAAACCAGGGCAAGGCAATACATACATTTCCACATTACTTAATCAACTAACGCATACACATAATTTATGTGAAACAGATTTAGTAGGTATTATGTGGAGTAGTTTTCATAGGTTAGACTATTATACTTCTTCCACAAATTTAGAATATATACTTAAACATCGCCCCGAGATAGAAAAGAACTCTTTACATAATTGGCGTATGTATAGTGACAGCATACATGCACAATTAAAAATTGGCACAAAACAAGAAGGCTACTGCGACAGAGGCTTCTTATTAAGAGACTTAGCAATAATAGATAATGCAACAACAGTTATGGAACATGCACCTTACACAGCCTTTCAAATGTACTCTATTGAACCAGAACAACAAAACAATTACGACCCAACGTTTAATAATATACACAGAGATAACAGTGATGCAATAGACACATATAGTCACTTACAACACAAAATGGTGTCAAAAACCTCCTTATTCAACGAAATGGGTAACACATTTACTACACCAACAGTTACATGGATACCTTCTAACGAACCAGAAGATTCGTCTAAAAAAGAGGTAGATTGTCACCCTCCGAGCTCTATTTACTGCCAGTTTTTACAGAACAACGGATATACACTAACATCAAGAACTCTAGATAAATGTAAGTTCTTTGATACTAAAATACAAAAAATAACGTGGTCAATGCAGTTACAAAACAATAAAGACTGGCCTTATAAAGTTATGACGCAAAACAAAGATTGGCCATTGTAGCCTTGACAACTTCTTGATTAATGATAAATACTGTGTATAATATTCAAAAATAGAGATTAATTTATGAGTTGGAGAAAACATTTTACACCGGTTGATAACAGTGGTTTACCATTAAACCTACAGACACAACCATCAGGTGATGGCGCAGGAGCGGCCTCTAATCAGTTAGCCAGTTGGTTACCAGAAGTATATGCTGGTTCGCCAAATAGACTTATACGTTATATGCAATATGATAACATGGATGCTGATTCAGAGATTAATGCGGCACTTGATGTTATTGCAGAATTTGGTACACAAGAAGATGATTCTTCAGGGTTGCCATTTCAAATTAATTATTCAGAATCTCCAAGTGATACAGAAAGCAAAATTATAACTAAGACACTTGAACAGTGGTGTAGCCTAAACACTATGTACAAACGTGCTTTTAGAATTTTCCGTAATAGTATTAAATACGGAGACCAAGTTTTTATAAGAGATCCAGAAAATTATGAACTGTATTGGGTTGATCAGGCAAACATTGAAAAAGTTATTGTAAACGAAACAGCAGGTAAAAAAATTGAAACTTACTTTATTAAAAATTTAGATCCTCTTTTTGAAGAAAAGGTTGCAACTAAAGTTTCTAATTTACATGCAAGACCATATGGTAGTGGACAAGGTATTACAGGTATAATGAGTCCTACTAACCCAACAAGTGGTGGCGGATATTTAAGTGGAGCACTAGACGGTGTTGACCAAGGTACGCCTGTAGGTGCAGAACACATTGTACATATTAGTTTAACAGAAGGTATGGATGCGGCTTGGCCATTTGGTGTAAGCATACTTGAACCTATTTTTAAAACATTCAAACAAAAAGAATTATTAGAGGACTCTATTATTATATATAGAGTACATAGAGCACCAGAAAGACGTGTGTTCTTTATTGATGTTGGTAACATGCCACCTCACAAAGCAAGACAGTACTTAGAACAAGTTAAGTACGAAGTACAACAAAAACGTGTTCCTGGTAAAAGCAAAGACGGCTCAAATGCAAGTGTAGCAGATAGTGCTTACAATCCAATGAGTATGTTGGAAGACTACTTCTTTGCACAAACAGCCGACGGCAGAGGTTCTAGAGTTGACACACTACCGGGTGGTGAAAACTTAGGACAAATTGACGACTTAAGATACTTTAACAATAAACTATTACGTGGACTCAAAATACCAAGTTCATATCTACCTACTGGTCCAGAAGATGGAAGTCAAACGTTCAATGACGGTAAAGTAGGTATTGCATACATTCAAGAATATAGATTTGCAAAATATGTAGAAAGACTACAAAAGCAAGTACAAGAAGATTTAGACAGAGAATTTAAAATGTTCCTCAAGTATAGAGGAATAGAGATTGACTCAGGCACATTTACTATAGAGTTTAATCCACCAATGAACTTTAGTAGTTTCAGAGATATACAATTACAAACTGAAAGAGCACAACTTTATAACCAAGTTGCCGCTGTACCTTATATGAGTAATCAGTTTAAGATGAAGAAGTACTTAGGTTTAACTGACGACGAGATACTTGAAAATGAAGAGTTGTGGCGTCAAGAGAACAATTCAGATAAATACGTTAGTAATGCACAAGAAGGTCAACCAGGGTTAGGCAATATGGGAATTAGACCAATGCCTACTGATATGGTTGATTTAGAAGGAGAGCCTGATTTGTCTGGATTAGAACCAGAACCAGGTTCAACTGAAGCAGTTGGCGATGCTATTACAGATTTAGGAGCAGTTGCTCCACCAGCAGGACCAGAAGGCGGTATATAATGAGACTAAACGAATTTTACAATCCAAACGATGACAAGTTTACTCAACGTAAAGAAACTGATGTGCGTAAAGGTAAACTTACACTTAAAGAATTAAATAAGTTAAGAAAAATTCGTGACATCAAACAAGCAGAACAGATAGAACATAATGAGTTCGTAAGAACCATGTACTCACAGCCAGCACCAGAAGCAGGTGGCGGATTAATATAAACTAGTTTTTAATGTTTAAGAAAGAAAACTAAATATTATTAAATAAATGGATTTTTAGTCGTTTTTTCGCCAAAATCACACCATATTATACGCATTTTAACATATCACACATAAGTAGTAAGTGTAATAGGCGTATCTTGCGCCTAATTAAAACTAAAAATTATATTAGGAGGCCACTAATGTCAGAATCAAAAGCGAATCTAGAGCAGATTCTTGAACTATTGTTAGCCGAAGAAAATGAAAAAGCAGAAGAGCTTTTACATGAGTATGTGGTTGCCAAAGCTCGTAGTGAATACGAGAAAGTTCTTGATGAAGCCGACGATGAAACAGAAAAGGAATCTGAGGAAGATGCAGTAGAAGAAACTGTTGAAACTGAAGAAGAAGATAAAGTTGAAGAAGATTTCGGAGAAGAAATCAGTCAAGATCATGACTTTGTTGACGATATTTCAGCAGATGCTGAAGAAATTGAAGATGAAGAAGAAGGAAGACTAGGCGAACTAGACGACGAAGAAGAAGAAGGTGACGCAGAAGAAGGCGACATCGAAGATAAAGTCGACGATTTAGAAGCAGAGTTAGAAGATCTTAGAGCTGAATTTGAAAAGTTATTGGGCGACGACGACTCAGAAGTAGAATTAGACGGCGAAGACGATGCAGAAGAACTTGATTTAGAAGAACCAATTGAAATTCCTATGGACCCAGAATTTGAAGAAGAGTCAATAGCATATGATATTGAGGAATCAAGCGAAGAAGCAATCGACGAAGCAACTAAACTTTCTGATGCTGTTGCACAGCCAAAAGGTGGCGATGCAGATTCAAATGAATCATCTTTAACTAAAGCACCTAAGCAACCAGCAGTAGCTCTAGCAAAACCTGTTAGTTCTAAAGACGGCGGCGAAGGCAAAAAAGGTGACTCAGCAAAGGACAACACACCTACAGACAATATTAACGTAGACCATAAAAAGGTCTAAATAACTATTTCTTTAGGAGTAATTTAATATGGCACGAAAACTCTATGAATTTATAGCACCAGCACAAGCAGGGCTATCATTAATGGAATCCGAAGATGGAAAAGATCTGTTTTTATCAGGACTTTTTATCCAAGGTGTAGTAGAAAATCAGAACGGTAGGATTTATCCCCGTGAAGAGATTACTCGTGCTGTAGAAGATGTAAGAACTAGATTAGGAGAAGGAGAAACTGTTTTAGGTGAGTTAGATCATCCAGAAGAGTTACAAATTAACCTAGATAGGGTGAGCCATATAATCACAGACATGCATATGGATGGTGATAATGGCATGGGTAAACTTAAAATCATAGAAACACCAATGGGAAACATTGCGTCAGCATTGTTAAAGGCAGGAGCAAAATTAGGTGTATCAAGTAGAGGGAGCGGTAACGTTAATGAAAGCGGTAAAGTTTCCGATTTTGATATAGTAACAATTGACATTGTGGCACAACCAAGTGCTCCAGATGCCTACCCAAAGACAATTTATGAGAGTTTATTCAATATGAGAGGCGGTGCAACTATATATAATACAGCAACCGCAGTAACACACGATAAAAGTGCAGAAAAACACCTAATGAACGAAATAACTCGATTCATTAGGGAATTAAATACAAAGTAAGTAGGAGACTACTATGGCAGTGAAATTTAACGAGATACTTGAAGGAATAGAACTTTCTGAAGAAGTTAGTTCAACCATTCAAGAGGCTTGGGAAAGCAAACTTGTTGAAGCGAGGGAAGAGCTTACTGCAGAACTTAGAGAAGAATTTGCCCAAAGATACGAGCATGACAAAGGTCAAATCGTTGAAGCAATGGACAATTTCATCACAGAAAAAGTAGAAGCAGAAGTTGCGGAACTTGCATTAGACAGGAACGCATTAGCAGACCAACAAGTTAAGTATCGCAAGGCTGTCAGTGAACACGCAAAACTATTAGACAAATTCGTAACAGAACAAGTCGCTAAAGAAGTGAAAGAACTTCGTGCAGATAGGATTCGTACAAGTGATCATGTTACAAAACTAGACGATTTTGTTGCAGAACAACTTGCAGAGGAACTCACTGAGTTCCACGAAGACAAGAAAGCATTAGTTGAGCAAAAAGTTAAAATGGTAAGAGAAGGCAAAAAGCAATTAGCAGAAGCCAAAAAAGAGTTTATTAGTAAAGCGGCTGAAAAAGTCGAAGGCGTTGTTAACAACGTTATTACAAATGAAGTCAAATCTTTCCGTAATGACATCACATCAGCTCGTGAGAACGACTTTGGACGCAGAATTTTTGAAGCATTCGCAAATGAGTATGGTAATTCATATTTGAACGAAGCCAAGGAAATTAAAGCAGTTCAGAAAACACTAGCCGAAATGAAAATTGAACTTGAAGAAGCAAAAGCAAAAGCAGAATCGAAAGACGAGCAAATTGCTTTAACTGAAAGCAAGTTGAATGTGGCAAAAGATTTAATTGATCGTAAAGATACATTAAACGAACTTATGTCACCACTAGGCAAAGAGAAGAAAGAAATTATGTCTGACTTACTTGAAAGTGTTAAAACAGATAACTTAGAGAAGCAATTTAATAAGTATCTTCCATCAGTATTAGATGGTGAAACACTAAGAAAGAAGAAGACTATCACAGAATCAGTACATAAAGAACACACTGGTGATAAAAAGGTGACTGCAACAGCAGAAGCCAATGACAGAACGGATGATATCGTAGAAATTGATACTATCCGTAAACTAGCCGGACTTTCAATATAACAGGAGTATAAAATGGCAAATTTATTTGAAAGCAACTGGTCCGCAACCAAAGAAGCACTTACAGAAGGCCTTACAGGTCAACGTAAGTCAACTATGGACGTGGTACTCGAAAACGCAAAGCGTCAATTGTCAGAGGCCGCAACCGCAGGAGCGACAGGTGCAGGATCCGTAGCAACATTAAATAAGGTTATGTTACCTTTGATCAGGAGGGTTATGCCTTCAGTGATCGCAAACGAACTAGTAGGCGTTCAGCCTATGACTGGTCCAGTAGGACAAATTCACACACTTAGGGTCCGCTATGCGGAAACTGGTGGTGGAGCAACAGCAGGTGACGAGGCATTAAGTCCTTTCAAACTTGCTAACTCTTACGCAGGTTCTCCAGATGCAACAGCATCTGCTGAGGGTCTTCCAGGTAAGAAAATGAGCATTCAAATCTTAAAAGAAACTGTTGAAGCGAAGACAAGACGTCTTTCAGCAAGATGGACTTTTGAGGCGGCTCAAGATGCAGAATCTATGCACGGCGTTGATGTCGAAGCAGAAATTATGCAAGCCTTAGCACAAGAAATCGTAGTTGAAATCGACCAAGAAATTATCGGTTCACTAAGAACTCTTGCTGGCGCTGGAACTACACTTGACTTCTCTTCATTGAGTGGTACTAGTGTATTTGTTGGTGACAGACATGCGGCTTTGGCAATAGAGATCAACAGAGCGGCTAACAGAATCGCGGCTAGAACAAGACGTGGCGCTGGTAACTATGTTGTTGTATCTCCAGAAGCATTGACAATCTTACAAAGTGCGTCAACTTCGACTTTTGCAAGAACAACTGAAGGTTCTTTTGAAGCACCAACTAACACTAAGTTTGTTGGAACTTTGAACGGAACTGTTAAAGTTTTTGTAGATAACTACGCGGCTGACGGAACTAAAGTTCTAGTAGGATATAAAGGTTCATCTGAAACAGATGCTCCTGCATTCTACTGCCCTTACGTTCCTCTAATGAGCACAGGTCCAGTAATGGATCCTGCTACATTTGAACCAGTAGTAAGTTTCATGACCAGGTATGGTTATAAAGAACTTACTAATACGGCGTCATCCCTTGGTAATGCGGCAGATTATGTCGACGCAATTACCTTGTCAAACGTTGCATTCCAGTAAGCCTTAAAAGACTTATTAGGACAGTTTCAGTAGAAACATTAAAAAGCACTCTTCGGGGTGCTTTTTTTTGACCAAAAAATCTTTTTGATTAAATATGATAAATAGTTGTTAATACATGACAACAACAATTTTGTTTGAGAGATAATAGATGGCTAATTTTAAACGCACTTATATTAATGCCGATGAAGAACTGGTAATTCAGGGTAAACTTACTATTGAAGGAGAGTTAGAACAAAAAGAATTTGTAGAAACAAGTTCTTTTTCTCAAACTAATTTTAGTGGCGACGTTTTAGTTGTAAATGCAGATGGATTTACAAAAGATGTTTCTCCAACAGCAACAAACAGTGAGTTAAAATTAAGATCAGGTGATGCAAACGCATCTTTATTATTCAATTCAGTAGCAGGAACACTAACACTTTCTGCAAGTCCAGCCATTACAACAACATTAACTGTTGACGGAGATATTTCTGCAACAGATATTACTGCTTCAGGTACATTCACCGGAGCACTTTCAGGTAATGCAACATCAGCCACTACAGCAACAGCATTAGCAACAGCAAGAAATTTTAGCATTACAGGTGATGTACTAGCAAGTGCAGTAAGTTTTAGCGGAATAGCAGATGTTGCACTATCAAGTGCTTTAGCAACTGTAAATAGTAATGTAGGAACTTTTGGTACTGTAACAGCAATACCACAAGTTACAGTTAATGCAAAAGGTCTTACAACAGGTGTAACAAATGTAGCAATAGCAATCCCTCATACACAAATAACAGACTTTGATGCAGAAGTACTC